TACTAAATCCTTTATCTCTTTCGAGTTGGAGTTTTGCTCCATTGAATTATTTGCTAACGACCCAGTGGATTGCTCCACCACTTCGCCCACTTGTGGTGATACTTCCGCAGAAGCTCTATTAAGCGGAACTGTGTATGAGTAGCCCTCGGTAATATAATCTATGCATGGTTTAACTTCGTGTAAAATAATTATAGAAGAAACGGACAAGATTATACCGGCTACAAAAAATCCTCCTCTTGTGTTTAAAATGTGCTTCAAAACTTTCTTTCTTCCGCTTAGCATAATTAGTAATGCACTATATGCTATTTCGTTTATAAACTTTTTCATTTTGATTGTTTTTACGCAATCACCCGTTTGCTTTTATTTTAATTAAAACACTATATACTCTTCTGGATTTCCACCGTCAATCATTCTTTCTCTAACAGCATCTCTTGTTTCTTGTGCTAATCTATCAGCAAGTTTTCTCTGATTGTTTATATCAAACATTGCGACTATATACATAAAATTATCTCCTACATTCTCAATATCTTTTATCTGATTTATTTTGCTAGTAGCATAGCCGTATTTATCATTATCAGTGTCAACTTCTTTCCATAATTCCATTGCTCTACTTTTTACCGCTTCGAATAATTCTTGTCTTGGCGGTGTATAATATAATTTAGTCATTTATTTCATTTAGTTGTTTAGTGGTGTTTTCGCAATGCTCAGCAACGACTTGTTCAAGAATTTTTGCAATGTTCATTATTGGATTTATTATTGTTATAGGGACTACCATTTTTTGATTTTCATTCCAAGCGTCAGTAGAAATAGAATATTCTGTTATTTTTTTACCACCGTCTGTTTTTAATGCTATCGTTGCTGATATTTCTGGTTTATCATCTTTTAAGTCAATTCTAAACCCAGTCAGTTCTGCATTAGAAATATTTATGTTTGTTATTTTTACCATACTTTTTTTTGCCCGAAGGCTTTAATTATTATTTAATGACTTTAGGCGGGAGGCGATAATATATTTGTATCTGCCTGCACTCGCTTTTTTATCATCTAAGGACAGTATAGCAAATTATTTAGGACTTGTCAAGTGATTTTACAACCTATTCATTTTTATCCGATTTTAAGCCTATAATCTGATACACTCTAGCCCTAGTTATTTTTTTAAGCTCTGCAATATCTACAGCTTTTATTCCTTTTGAATTCAACTCTTTTACCTCATTTTCGAATTCAATTTGTTTTGCTTTGCGTTCTTGTCTATTCATAGTTGTTGTTTATATACTTACTACACTAGTATAAATGATTTATTTCATCTTGTCAAATATCTTTCTTGACAATATCAAAAAAATTTGCTACCATTATCTCGGATAGTTCTTGAGGGAAGATTGAAAACGGTTCGCTAACTTTTCACGCCTGAAAAGTAAATTCTATAGAGTTTTTCAATCCTCCTCAAGAGTTATTAAAATAAAACTAATATGAAAATATTATGCGATAGATGTAAGCGTGATTTCGAAGATGATGAATATTACACCGAAGAAGAACTAAATAATAAACACAAAGAAATAATTTGTCCTCAATGTAGAGAGGACGCTATTTTAGATTTTTATGAATAAAAAATTATGTGCTGAATGCAATGAAAAATATCCCGACTACCACCCAATAAGATACGCACTAGGAAAATGCGAGAACTGTGGTACTTATACAGGAGTAGCGGAAACAGAGTATCGCCCAGAAATAATCCGAGATATAAATAGTATTTTCGGCGACTTAAATAAACCAAAAAAATGAAACACGAAAACCATATTTGCAGATATAACGACGGCGAACAATCTTGTGAATGTTATAAGCAAGGATTTGAAGACGCCAAGAAAGAATTTGAAAAACTTATTGAAAAAGCTTGTGATAATTTCTTATTTGCTCCCGACTCAAAAGACGAGCTTTTAAAGCGATTAAGACATATTTGACAAAAAGCTAAAAATAATATACAATAGGAATATCAATATGCAAACTATAAACATCGGCGACAATTCAATAAAACTTATTGCCAACAAAGCGTATACCGTTTGCATCTTCGCCGATGTGGTATACGCTTTTTTGGTCGTAATTTTATGAAAAGAGGATATGTATGCCTTTGGAGGAAAACACTTAGTAGTTTAGTTTTTGGAAACGAAAAATGTTTGAAAATATGGATATGGTGTTTGTTAAGAGCAAACCATCAAGATAAAACATTTTTATTGGGGAGAAATAAAATAACAATTAACAAGGGACAATTTGTTATGGGACTTAATAAATCAAAAGAAGAATTGAATTTAGCAGTTTCTACTATCCATTATTGGGTCAATTTTTTAGAGAGTGAAGGAATGGTTAAACTCAAAAAAACTAACAAATACACCATTATCACTATATTAAATTGGGAAGATTATCAAGAGGTTAAACTCAAAAAGAATTCAAATGATAACTCAAATGAAACTCTAAAAGAAACAAACAATAATGATAAAGCATTAGTAAGCACTAAGAATACTATTGTGGCTAAAGCCACAGATGTTCCTTTTGTTAGTAGTGAATGGATTAACAAGTGTTGCGCCGATAAGCAAGACCACATCCACCTTATAGGGAATTATATGAAAATTAAGAAAATGGACTTTCCAACTAAAAAGACCGCTGAAGCAGAACTTAGGAGAAATATGAAAGTAGCCACACTCCTAAAAGACTATCCGCCAGAAAGAAGAAAAAAGGCATTAGTGGAAGCTAATAAAATGACTAATCAATGGACACTCGAAACAATTTTAAAATATCTAAATAAATAATATGGAAAACAAAAACAAAATTGGAACTGATAGCTGGTATATACAAAAGCAAAAAGAAAAAATAGATTTCGATAATAACTTCGGTGATGCTTTAAATATTGAATCAGTTGAAACAAAAGAAGTTTTTAAAAGAGCATTTAAGGAAATTGAAACTACTAATCCAGATGACATCATAAGTTATGGCTATGATTGGCTAGACAATAAGCTATCAGGAATTTTTCCTGGACAAATAATTCTTATTGGTGGAGAAAGCGGAACTGGAAAATCAACATTTTCAATATCACTGGTTTATAATTGTAAAAAACCAACCGCAGTATTTGCCTTAGAAGAACGCTTAGAAGATTATGGAAAGAAAGCAATTTATTTTGAAATAGGAAAGATACGAGGAATGGAAGGTAAAAAACAATATCCTTGGAATGCTTATGTTAGGGGAGAATTAAATCAACAACCACAATTTTTAGATTATGTCGCCAAGGCTTATGAAAATTTTAAGGAAAGAAAATATCCTTATTTCCAAAAAATAGACAAACGAATAACAATCGACCTTGTAGAAAAAAGAATTGAAATGTTATCGGTTATGGACGGGGTTAAATTATTTTTGATTGACCATCTGCATTCCTTTGATTTGATTTCAGGAAAAAATTCAAAAGCAGATTTTATTGAAGATGTTATGGTTAGATTGGGAGCGTTAGCCAGAAGATTAAATGTATCAATCGTGATTGTCGCCCATTATAGAAAACTAAACGGCAACAGACCAACGCTGGATAGTTTCAAAGATAGTATTTCGATTGTGCAAAACTCCTCAACAGTTATAAATATTTGGAGAAACAGAGAAGACGGAATTGCGGAAGAAGAAAGATACAAAACACAATTCATTATTTCTAAAACAAGGGATATGGGGGGAGAGGGTAAAATTGATGTAAGGTTTGACCCAATGACTGGAAAATATACCGACGAACTTTCTTGGAAAATAGGCGTGCCAACAATTTACGATAATAAAAATTATACAGATTTAAGTAGATTAGATTTATAATTAACAATATGTGCTATGAAGACGAAAATGGATGGCTCTATTATCTTATCGACGGAGAAAGATATTATAGCTAAAAAAACTTATGACGAAATGTATCCGCAATATAAATACATTTCTCCGAAGCAACTAAAAATAAACAAGGCTGTTGCTTTGAAAGGCAAAACAGCAAGCTACTGGAACAAAATGAAAAGCAGAAATTTAAGTGGACTTTTAAAAGGAGAAGAACAAAGACTTTTTAAGGAATATAATTTAATTAAAACAATATGAAGAAGATTTGCCTCATCGGCACATACATTAAAAAACTATCAGACGCTCTTGAACTAGCTGAAAAGAAATCTATTAACGGACAAACATTTTCAGTTATTGGTTTAGAAAATTCTTACTTAATCGTAAATGATAAAATACTAGAACAATATGAAAACAAAAACACAACAACAACTGACTGAACAAGTCCGCAAACGATGCGTAAAAAAAGCCAAGCTAATTTCAAAAACACTAGACGGTTATCGCTGTAAGTATTGCGGTAGAACTAAACCACAAGTAGCAATTCACTCACATCACATTTACAACGAGGGCTGTCATCGCTCAATGTCGGCAGATATAGATAATTTAATTACAGTTTGTTTCACTCACCATTCAAGTAGCTGGAACTCCAAAGAGCCAAGCTTTCATAAAAACCCGATGGAAATGGCTGACTGGTTTAAAGACACTTATCCAGAACTTTCCAAAGAACTAAAAGAAAGAAGTTGGAAATCAGTTAAATGCGATATTATCTTTTGGCAGAAAAAAGAAAAAGAACTCGATAATCAAATTAAAATATTAAAACTATGAAGTGCAAACACAAATGGATAAGGGATGAAGCTATTACGCTCTTATCTGGTAAAATAGATGGCTTAGCAGAAGAATTTATTTATATCTGCAAAAAGTGTGGAAAAATAAAATATAAAAAATCAGGTAAAAAATTAAATTTACTAAAATGAATAATTGGACTGAAGACTACAAATTAAAACTAAAAAATCCAGAATATTATGAAGCTTTGGAAAGACTGGAAAAATACTACCAAAGAACTGAAATAGAATACTGGGCAATTATTTGCTTTATTAGTGCCTTATTTGGCTTCTTAATTGGGATTATTTTAGCGCGAATATTTTAGATTTGACAGAACCGAAAAAAAAGCGTATAATTAAGTAAAAGCTAATATAAGTCTTAGAGTATTTCTCGGGAGACATTACCAAAAAAAGCTTGAATAATTTTTTTATCACCCAATACAAAAAATTGAACGGTTTAACACACAACTTGTATTTTAATGGTATTAGCACAACAGGGCTTATTTAAGGTTCTGTTTTTTTATTTCGCAATGTTAGATTTCTAATAATGGGCCACCTTTGCCCCTCCATAGCTCGGGGGTTGCAGAGCAGTCCAATTAAGGTGGCGAGCTATTAGAAATTTACATTATCAATAGTTTTTGGGGCTTCTATTCAAAAACTCCAATATCAGAAGAGGCAAAATCAACAGCCACTAGTTGGAAGAACGAATAATCGAGTGGTGGATAAAGACAAAAAGCTAGCTCTGCCGGACTGCAACTAGCTCCTACCTATATTCATCACATATCGCTCCCAGAGATAAAAGATTAAGTGAGTGCTGGATGAGAAAATTGATTTTTGATAATGTTTTTATAAAACTGTTTTCTACTTGCAATAAATTAGTTATTCCTTGGAAAGAATAAATAAGCAGGTAGGAAGAATGTCTAATATGGAAGAAAATGAAGAACTCAATCCAAATCTTAACGATACAGCAGAAGAACAATCTGTTGCTATTAAGAATACTGAAGGAATTGAAACAGGAAATATTAGGGACGAACAGGGAAGGTGGATTAAAGGAGTTAGTGGAAACCCAGAAGGTCGCCCAACTGAAACCGAAGAAGAAAAGATTAAAAGACAAGCACTAAAAGAAATAAAAGAAAACTACATTAACAGATTAACAGAAGCTTTGCCAAAGATTGACCCAGTCCTAATTCAAAAAGGAATAGACGGAGATTTAATAGCAATCAAAGAAATAAACGACAGAGTATTAGGCAAATCAAGAATGACAGTTGGTTTAGACGGTGGAGAAGAAGGGAAGGCGATAAAAATTGAAAATGTTTCAGATGAAGAAGTAAAAAAAATGATTGACACTTATGGAAAAAATATCATTAGTAAAAGCGATAGCTAGTAAAGATATTCAAGCATTTGGAGAATTACTTTTTCCGAATCACTTAAATAAAAAAACACCAGAGTTTCATAAAGAGATTTATAAAGTATTACAAGGAGAGTTAAAAAGAATTGGAATCGGAGCGCCGAGAGGTCACGCTAAAAGCACATTAGTAGGACTTACTTATCTGGCGTGGATAATAGTTCATAAAAAAGCAAAGTTTATTTTATTAGTATCGGATACTTATTCACAATCGGTTTTATTTTTAGAAGCATTGAAAGCGGAATTTGAGGGAAATGATAAGTTGAAAGGACTATATGGCGATATGACTTCCAAGAATTGGAGCGAAGGAGAAATTGTAGTTAATGGAATAATGATAAAAGCCTTAGGCGCTGGAATGAAAGTTAGAGGATTAAAGTTTAGAGAATCAAGACCAGATTTAATTGTAGTTGATGATTTGGAAAATGATGAGTTAGTTGAAAACAAAGAAAGACGAGACAAACTCGAAAGATGGTTCAATGGGGCGTTAGTTCCAAGTATGGATAAGGATGGTAGATTGATTATGATTGGCACGATACTTCATTACGATAGCTTATTATGCAAGATTTTAGATAACAAAAAATATACCGAATTTTACAAAAGAACTTATAAAGCAATTTCAAATGGAAAAGCTTTGTGGGAAGAACATCTTAATCTGCAAGAATTAGAAAAAATAAAACAAGATTATATTTCCAAAGGTCAAGGATATTTATTTTATCAAGAATATCAAAACGACCCAGTATCAGACGAATACAGAAAATTTAAAATAGAAAAGTTTAGATATTACGACGACAAAGAAATAGAAAAAAAACAATTAAATACATTCATTACAATCGATAGAGCTTATTCGCTAGATAAGACCGCGGACTTTACAGGCGTGATTGTAGTGAGCGTTGATAAAGAAAACAACTGGTATGTTAGGCAAGCAGAAAGATTTAAGGGAACTGAAAAAGATTTAATAGATAAGATATTTGATTTAAAATCTTACTGGTCGCCTGATAAAATTGGAGTCGAACAAAAAGCTTATGAATACACAATCAAGGTAGCCTTAGTGGATGAAATGAAACGCCGAAACATATTTTTTACAATCGAAGAATTAAAAGACGCTGGAACTGCTAAAAATAAAAGAATTGAGGGAATATTGCCAAGATTTGAAAATGGAACAATTTATTTTAAAAGAGAATTTACAGACTTAATTGATGAAATGATAACATTTCCAAGGGGGATACACGACGATTTAATAGATTCTTTGGCACACCAACTAGCGATAGCCAAACAGCCAAATCTAGTAAAAGCTAATGTTTACAAAGGAACAATAAATTTATGAAGCAACTAGCAAAAGATTTAGAAAAGATAAAAAAAAGCATAGATAATTTTCAGAAAAAATATCAGGATAAATTAGCTAATGAATTTGCTTTGTATGTAGTTGTTGCTTTGATTAGAGAGCGAGGGATATTTTTAGATAAAGTAGTGTATGATTTGAATGAACTTTCAATAAACGCATTAAGTATTGAAAAACAAATCATCGCTGAAAGATTGGCTGATAAATACAAAATTAGAGATAAAGTGGAGCAGAAGAGCCAAGAGAAACTTATTAAAAAACAACTAAAAGAAATGAAATGAAAACATCACAAGAATTTAATGATTTTATAGGAGCGTGGGAAAACGCTGAACTCCAAATAACTGATAAGATTAGTTATAAAATTAGAGATGTCATAAATAAAAATGACGAGCTTTTTCACGGAAAGTTTGAAAATCCAACCGACGGCACATTTACTAAGATATTTTATAATATCGGATTTGTAATATTCCGCACAGTTTTTCAGGTTATTGTAAAGACAATCGGAACAAAAGATATTCAAATGCACAGCCTAAATGGTAAAGGAATACAAGCCATTGCCTTATTAAGACTGGCAATTCAATCCTACTTAAAAAGAATAAAGTTTGGCACATTTTTAAACGACCTTTGTTATTTTCTTAAAGATGGGACGACTTATGTTAAGATAGTTGATGGTTTGCCTGTAATATGTAATAATCATAATATAGTCAGACCGCCTTATGGTGGAACAGTACAGGAAACAGGCATTGGCGAAAAGGTTTTATATTCTTGGCAAGATATGCAATCACATAAAACAGAATGGAAAGATAGCTGGACTGAAATTGAAAAACTAAAACTTTTAATGGACAAGAAGCAAGTAAAGGATTTTATAGTCTACGAATACTGGAACGAACACGCTTTTAATGATAAAAACGAATGTCCAACAGAAAGCGAATTAAAAGAAGGAAAATATAAAACACACAAGGGCTGTATCAAGTATTTAGATATTCAATTTACTGAACCAAACGATAGAACAAGAACACAAGAGCCTAGCGAATGGCAACCCTACCTAGAATTGGAAAGATTTATCACTCCACACAAAAAGAAAAGAACCTCAAAAAGAATGCGAGATAAACTCGGAGAGTATGAAGAACTTTATCCTTATAAGGAATTGCATTTTATTAAAGTGCCAGGACGAACACTAGCTTTCAGTATATTTGAACTTATCTCGGGAATAATTGAAGCCTACAACCGCAAGATGAATCTCCACGACAAGAAAGACATCCTAGATTTAATGGGAGTATTTAAGCACAAAAAGAATAATAACAGTCCATCAATCGCTCAACAGCTCCTTAATAACATTCAAAACGGAACAGTGGTCGAAATGGAAATAGACGAAGATTTAGAAAGACTTATAATTGATACCAAAACAGGTGAACTTCTCGCAAGCACAGATAAACTATTTGAACTCGCTAGACAAATCATCGGAGTTTCAATGTCAGGCACTGGTATTGATATGCCAGCCACCACAACCGCTACGACAGCCGTTCTAAACAAGCAAACACAACAGACAACCTTTGAATACGCTATCGAGCAAGTGTCTATCTTCCTTACAGAATTGTTTGATGATTTCTTTTTGGAAACTATCCTAGACGAACTTTCCGCCGAAGACTTGATTATGGTTTCGGGCGATAAGGTTGAAATTCAAGAGCTGGATAAATTCTTCACAGAACAAATGGCATTAAGAAATTCTGAACGAAGATACAAGGAAATAGAAACTGCCAAAGGAGATGTTAGTTGGGCTGATGTTAATATGCTTGAGGGAATCCAAGAGGCTGAAATTCAAGGAAACCTAGATGAACTTAAAAAGTTTGGTGATAAACGCTGGGCAGAATTAAAAAAGGAAGTGCTTAAACATCTCAATTATTCGTTTGAGTTTTATGTTAATAATGAATCGTTTGATAAAAACACTAAGATACAGAATCTTCTAGCAATGCGACAAAATACTGAATTGTCAAGTAAAAAAATAGATATGACTTTAATGGACTTAATGGGAGAAAACCCTAAAGCCTTTGAAAAGACACCAGAAGAAATAAAAGCCGAAATGGATATGCTTCAACAAAAGACTGCGATTGAAAATACAGGCTTAGGCGTGCCATCTCCAATGACACCAGGTAAAGAATTCGCAACTAATAATCCAATGGTATGAGCGTTATAAAACCCGATGAATCACAACTAAATAAAGAAAACGAAGCTATCATAAAGAAACGATCTGAATCAGATGACAGGGCTAAATATCTTGAAACAATTAAACATAGCAAGAAATTCCAGAAATACATCTTAAAGGAAATAATTGAAAAATCAGTCAATGAAACATTTTCAATGGATAATCTACCAATAGGCGATGATATGGAAAAAATGGGACAAGTTGCATTACAGTATGTTTTGGCTAGACAAGCGATAAATAAGATAATAGGTAAATTAAAGTAATTTAACAATAAACTACTACAAGGATTAAGAGCTGATGCGTCGCTCTGAATGTTTTATGTAGTAGTTTAATGTTCAGGGCAACACCTCAGTTCTTAAATGAATTGGGGTTTTAATTTTTAACAAACAAACCAAATGGAAACTACACCAAACAAGGAAGTCCAAAAGACTACACCAAATGAGGAAGATTCCGAGAACGACTTTGACTTTGAAAGTCTGTTCGCTGACGAATCAGACCCAGAGGCAGAAAAAGCTAAATTTCTATCTCAAATAAACAAAGTCGAGGGAAGGGATTATAAGACTATTAAGGATTGGTCAAAAACCAATACCGACAGAAAAAAGATAGCCGATAAATTCTATTCCGAACAAGGTCGTAAAAAAAAGGAAGAGAAATCAGAAATCTCTAAACCTAGCGAGTTTAAATACGCTGAAAAACTGCTAACTATCGATTCACCCAATGCAAAGTTTGTAATGGATGACATCCGAGAAATTGCCAAAGAAAAAGGGTTAGACCCCTTAGAAGTTTGGGAAAATTACACTTGGATAAGAAAGGAAGCAGAATCTCGTGCTTTAGAAGCAGGAGAAAAAGAAAAGACGGAGAAAAAAGTCTCCAAACCATCGCAGAAGATTTCTGGAACTTCTGGTGGAGGAGAACTTTCAGATGCCGACCGAGCCTTATTAGCGAGGAAGCCAGGCTTACTGGAAAAATATAATAAACAATATAATAACTAAAAATTATGGCTGCAAATGATGTAAGAATAAAGGATAGTTATGTTCCAGTTCCTACTAGGGAATTTCAAGTGGCTGCTTCGGCAACTTTGATTTACCCTGGGGAACCTGTGAAACTATCCGCTGCTGGTGCAGTAGATGTCATTAAATTGGCTGACAATGAACCAGTAATAGGAACAACTACTCAAGTTATAGGAATAGCCGCAACAACTTCAACTAATACAGCAGCCGCTGCTGGAAAAGTTAAAGTTTATATTCCTATTCCAGGAGTAATTTACGAATGTGCCGCGACAACGAAGGCTAATATTGACACTCAAGCAGAGCTAGACGCTCTCGCTAATGACTGTGTTTTATTTGACTTAACTTCAACCACTTTCACGGTCGATGAAAATGCTGGTCACGCTTCAACATCGGGAATCCAAATTGTAGGAGGAGACCCTGCTAAGGGAGTAATTTACTTCACTATCAGACCTGCTGCAACTTTTGGAGCAACCGCTTAATAAATCTAATATAAAATTATGAGTTTTAATTCTGCCCTCAATCCAAATGTTGTAAAAACTGCTCTTGATGATGTTTTCAACCAAGAATTTAACGGACAAAAACAACCTAATCTAGCTACAGCTGAAACTGCTGCTGTTTTTAAACAAGACACAGCTAACAGCTCGGCTATAATTATGGAATTGTTTGGAGGTTCAGGCGCTTGGGAACAAACAGCCGAAGAACAGGATTTACCATTAGGAACACCTAGAATTACCAATCAAAAAACTTTCTCTGTTGTGAAGTTTGCTAAAGCCGTCGATATTCCGAAAGAATTTTTCGATGACCAAAAACATTCTTCATACGAGAAAATGGTTGCTAATTTCGCTAGACGAGCGAGAACAACTCGAGATAAAAACGCTTTCGCAGTTTATCGTGGAGCTTTTGCTACCACTTTAACTGCTGACGCCGCTTATCTTGTTTCTGATTCTCACACCAATATCAATGGTGATACTATTGATAACAAACTAACAGCTGCTCTTTCAGAGACTTCTTTGAATGACGCTATCGTTATGTTGGGAGAACAAAAAGCACAAGACGGAGAAGTTGATGGACATATTCCTTCAGTTCTTCTAGTGCCTATGGCTCTTTACAAAACAGCTTGTGAAATTTGTGAATCTGAATTACGAAGTGGAACTGCTGATAATGATATGAATGTTTATTCTGATAAATACGGAATAAAGATTTACACATCTCCTTATCTTGGAGCAGCCGCTGGAGGTTCTGACACAGCTTGGTTTTTACTTTCCGATACTCACTCTATAACAAGATGGGTTCGTGAATCAGTAAATACTAATCTCGTGCCTTTCGAACAAAGCCGAAATGATACTTACACCTACAAAGGACGCTTCCGAGAAGTAGTCGGAGCAATGTCTTACGAAGGTTTGGTAGGTTCACTTGGTACAGCTTAATTATCTAATTTAAGATAAGGGTTGACGCAGTAAAAATGTAGGAACGCCTTAGGGCTTATATAAACCTTATCTTTTTCACAAATATGGCAGGAACACATTTTAAAGGTCCACTTTATGCTAGTGGACAAACAATAGTAGACGCTAACGGAACATATTATCAAAACAGGTCTGGTTCAGCCACAAAGGTTGGTAAATTCCACGACCACTTAATGACCGTTGCGGATGCTGCTGTAGAAATAAGAACAGAAACAGTAGCTACTAGTGGTTCTCATTATGGTCTAAATACCGAGGCTCATATTAACGCAACTGGAACAGGAAGCGTCTTTGGAAACTTCGGAGTAGCTAAAGTGACCACTGATTACACAGTGACAGGAGGAACCATTATTGGTTCTTATGGGCAAGCCAGAGCCGATGGAACAGTTGCGGGAGCTTCCCTTATGGCTGGATTGTATGGCTTAATAGAAGCAAGTGCAGCTATTACAGCCTCTCACGTTTGTTCAGCTTGGCTTGATTCTCATCAAGCTAACGCCGTAACTGGTTCACATCAGTTGCTTTATATGACAAACAATGGTGCTGCTACTATGGATGAAGCAATTTACATCTATGGAGGAGATAAAATTACAGCTTTAATGGCTCTTGATACTGTTACAGGAATGGTCGCAGATACAGCGGAAACTGGTGGAACTTCCAAAAAAATCAAAATTACGATTGATGGAACGGTCTATTATATTAACGCTTACACGGGATAATTGAATAGTTTTAGAGTGCCGATAACTTCGGCATTCAACCAAGTATTTAATTAAAAACTATGGATAAATTAAAAGAATTAAAAGCTCAAGCCTATGATGCTATAACACAAATTGAAATGTGGCAAAATAAGTTGCGTGAGTGTAATGAAAAAATAGCAGAGGAATTAAAAAAAGAAGAAATTAAACAACCTAATTAAACAATATGGCACAACCAACAAAACCAAGTATTATTACTGCTCTTGATGCAGTAACAGCGACAACAACATCGGATGCGATAAATGTTGAAAACGCTAAAAAGGTAACTCTTATGTTCGTAAGAGCAAATCACAGTGCTGGAAAAACTGTTTTTACAGTAACGGCATCAGTAGACGGCACAACTTTTGTTGCCTATAACAAACTGATTTCTAACGCAGTAAATGCAATTTCAGAAGGACTAACAAGAGTGGCTAGTTATGACACAGGAACAGCTAACGCAACGGCTATTTATTCAATGGATTTAGCCAATGATACTTTCAAAGAAATTAAAGTTACGGCAACTGAAACTCTAGATGGTGCACATAGTTGTAAAGTTATTATTGAAAGATAATGTTTGATTTTTTGATAGGTTTTGCTCCTTTAAAACGAACAGCATTGTGATACCGAGAGTGTTCAGAATTAGAAGAGAAAAGATAGAGATTTTGTGGGCGGTTATCAGTTATGATATTATTTATATGGTGGATTATTTCTCCTTTAAATAAATATCTTCCTAGAATTTCTTCAACAACTAGCCTATGTTCCCGCACATATCCTTTAGAATTAGCCGCTGGATGGTTAGGTGATAACAGAGCGATATATCCGCAGTCCATTATTTTACCGCCTTTCCAATTAACATTTTTATTTCCAGTACACCAATAATTTTCCAATCCTTTATTCCACGCTTTCTGGTTTTTCTTAAATGCTGTTTTAGGAGCAGGATTGCCTTTCTTGAATGTTCCACTGTTTGGATGAGTCTTAGAATAAGCTCGATAACATTCAGAAGAGCAGAATTTTCCTTTTTGTCTGATTTGTTTTGTAGTCAATGGTTTATTACAAATTAAACATTTTGTGTCCATTTAATTAAATTTAATAATTATAATAGTAGTATATCAGTTATTTAGCGGAATAGCAAACAACTGGTGGAAGTCAATAATATGAATGTCGCATCTCTATTGTCAAAAGCGTATAGAATAACAAACACAAATTCCACAACTTTTTTGGACGGAAACTCCACAAATGTTTTGGCGGAATTAAATACTTGTTATGGACACCGAACGCTAGATATTAAAAATCTAAGAGTTGATTTCAATTCGTTAATAAAAGAAGTTTATACAGATTTACTTTCAACAGACGGACTGGTAGCTGGAGATTTGGGATTTAACGGCGAATATCCATTTGATACTGATACTTTTAATCCAGTAAGATTTGAAGTTTCTTATGATGGAACGACTTGGAGAACTTGCCAAGTTTATGACATCGCCGAAAATACCAGTGGAAGCGAACATAACGAGGATTCAATCCAATCAATTTTCAGCGAATCAAATCCTTTCGTTAGATTTGAAAGAGATTCATATTTTATCCGACCGCTTAAAACAACTGCTGATGATGTAACGGCAGGCATTCATATTTGGTATGAAAAACGCCAATCAGACTTAACTACTGGTAGCCCAGACTTTGAAACTAATCTACACGATATTTTAGTTTATGACCTTGCTTATCTTGAAAGACTGATGCACCCAGCTAAATACTCTAATGAATGGCGAAATGATTTTGATATGGAACGAGCCAAAATGGAAAAACGCTTTAATGAATTTATGAAGAATAGATTTAAAAGAAATATGAAAATGGACATAGATTATTCGGATACTAATATAAGTTATAAATAAAATGTCAACAGAAATTTCAAAACCTAGCCTGCCGTCAATAAAATGGGACGAAGCAGACAATCACTGGGACGAAGAAGATTTGTTTTGGGATATGGAAGGATACGCTGATATTGATAAACCAGTTTTTAAAAACTATCTCTTAACCCAAGCTGGCGGATTTCTTCTTTTTCAGGACGGCGATAAAATAAATATCGGAGGAACAGGATATAGCGAAATAACTAAACCAAGTGTAGGAGTCTACACTGAAATTTCAAAACCAATATGACCAGAACTATTGCGATTCCAGCTAATGATTCAGCTTTAAATTCCGAAGAAATAAGGGATGAACTCCAAGCGCTGGAAACAGAAATAACCAATATCTCAACAGGTCACGACCACGACGGGACTGATTCAAAAGCTATAACCATAGCTACTCTTGGAGCTGAGGCTTCTGGTGCTACCGCCACTCATTCCGCTTTGACGACAGGAGTTCACGGCGTAGGAGCAGGCACAGTGGCTAAGACTTCCGATATAACGGCAACTAAACTAGACGACCTTACTGCGCCAGACGATAACACAGATTTAAACGCTAACACGACAAATCACGGCTTACTTTTAAAAGCTACCGCCCCCGCCGCCAATGAATTGAATGTAGTTGGTATTGGAAACGCTGAAACTGCATATACCAATAAAGATTTATTCAATATAACTAATCCTGCAGCGTTAGGAACAGCGTCATCAGGAACGGCAGTGCAAGCCTCAAGAAGCGACCACATTCACGCTAATCCAGCTATTGATACTTTGGCTGCTGCTACTGATATAACGACATTAGACGCTTCTACAACGGCTCACGGGCTTGTTGTTAAAGCAACCGCCCCTGCTTCTGGGTTAGTAAATGTTGTCGGAATAGCTAACGCAGAAACTGCTTACACGAATAAAGCTCTTTTTGACGCTACTGTTCCAAGCACGCAAGCCTTTGGAGACGCGGCTGCCGCAGGTTCAGCTACCGTTTCGGCCAGACGAGATCATAAGCACGCTATGCCCGCTGCCGAAAAAGACACGACAGCGCAAACCGGAATTTTAAAAGGCAATGGATCGGCCATTTCAGCCGCTTCCCAAGGTTCTGATTATTACGCTCCCAGTGGAACAGATGTAGCCGTAGTTGATGGAGGAACCGGAGCTTCGACCGCTTCCGCCGCTCTTACTAACTTAGGAATTAAAGTTGTTAGAAAAACAGCCGACGAAACAGTTAATAATAGCGATACACTTCAAGATGATGATGCTCTTTTATTCGCAATAGGAGCTAATGAGGTTTGGTTATTTCAGTCGTATATTAGATTTTCGTATAAAGCCGCCAGCGATTTTAAGTATGATATAACCGTCCCTGCTGGAGCTTCTGGAGGATTTAATACTCAAAACTCGTCTGCCGCAACAACAAATGAAATAGCCTACGGCTCTGCGCAGTCGTTAGTTTCAACATCCGACCAGAATCCGACTATTAGAGCGCACGGGGTGGTGGCTAATGGAGCAACTTCTGGTAATGTTTTATTTAGGTGGGCGCAAAATGCTGCCGTAGCCGAAGATACAAAAGTTTTAGCTAATTCGTATATAATTGCAATTAAACTAGCTTAAAAATATGAGCGATAAAAAAATAACCGATTGTACCGAACTAACAACTCCCGCCAGTGGGGATTATATTCCGATTGTAGATGTTTCTGATACAACTGACGACGCCGCTGGAACCAGTAAAAAGATACTAACTTCAGCAATCGATAATGTTATAAATGTTAAAAGATACGGTGCGACTGGAGACGGGTCAAGTGATGACACTGTGGCTATTAACGCCGCTATTACAGCTGCGACTACTAATGGAAATACTGTCTATTTTCCAGCTGGCACATATAGATTTACAAGCACACTTGCTCTTTCTGCACGAATTAGTCTTCTTGGTGAAAATAGATACAACACTAAACTAGACAAGGATTTTAATGGAACAGGAATTGAAATCACTATAAGCCATACCAAAATATCTAGCATTACTTTAGACAATACCAATAAGGCTGTGAATGGAGATACTAGTTATGGCATTTATTATCATACTAACGGAAGCAGAGGAATACTGGAAAATATTAGGGTTATCAATCAGGGTTCTCACGGAATTTATCATACCTACGGAAACTTGAACACTTTTAGAGATATTATTTCAGCTTCAAATGATGGTACTGGGATATATGTTTCTGGTGCAGATACCAATGCCTGCGTGTTTGAAAACATAGATGTTAATTTGAATGGCGGAGATGGAATGTATGTGGATAATATTTCTATTTATGTTCTTGGATTAACGGCACAAAATAATACTGGATATGGTTTAAGTATTGCGGGAAATTATGGTAATTATTCTGGAGTTTATACAGAAACTAATACTGCTGGTTCAGTTCACTTAGAAGCAACTGCTGATTACAATTTTATAGTCTTTTCTTCTAATCACGGAATAACTGACGATACTGATGCAACCAAAAATAACTCTTATATAAATTCTGGCTCTACTACTGATACAAAGGTTTTAGTTTTAGATGACTTATACCTAACAACTGCTGGAAATATAAATTTAGGAAACAATACTTCTACCCTAAGAAAAATAACTTTTGGTTCTGGTTCGCCAGAAGGAGTATTGACTGCCTTAATTGGTTCTTTATATCTAAGAACAGATGGGGGAGCAGGAACAACTTTATATATTAAAGAATCTGGCACTGATGCGTCAGGCTGGGTTGCAAAATAATATGAAATACGAAATAACAGAAGAACAATTAAATCTAATTCTCAATTATCTGGCTTCTTGCCAGTATACTCAAGTGTTTCAGTTAATAGCGATGATGCAAAATTTAACACAAATTAAAGAAAAAAAAGATGCCTGATTATAATCAATTTATAAATGGCATAGGAGTTTCAAAATTTGACCAAACTGGATTTGACAGTATGGTTAATTGTGATGCACATACCGAATTAGGAAGTCTTAAATGCCCGTTGGTTTTATATGCCGACACTACATCAGGTGTACCAGATGAACCTTGCGTTCAAACCACATCATCCACTGGTACACAATATTTTTTTTCAACCACATCTACTAAAAGATGGAAGAGAAATACAGCTGGTGAATATTCTAGTATAACTGCAAATACTCAATCGGGAGGACATAATGGAGCGCAGTATTACAATGGAAAAATATGGTATTGGACAGCTTCTAAACTCGGGCATTTTGATGAAGATACAGAAGCTAGTATTGATGATGTACACGGCACTTTTTCCAATTCAAAAGCCTATGCTGCTTGCGAAGAAAATTTAACCTTATTTATTACGGATGGGAAATATGTCGCATCTGTAAATTCTTCCCTAACATTCACTGCTAATGCTTTAGATATACCAGCTCAATTTATAGGTAGATGTATTATTCCAGATAAATATACAAATATTTTAATCGGCACAATAGTTTCTACTACTGTTAAACAATGCCGAGCTTTTATTTGGGATACTTATTCAGATTCATTTTCTCTTTCAAATGAATTGCAAGAAAATGGAATAAACTGTTTTATAAACACAGATGAATATATACTGGCTCAATGTGGAACAAATGGCAGACTTTATCAGTGGTCAGGTGGACAGTTTAGTTTATTTGAAAAGGAATTAAGAGATGAAACGACAGCAATCGGATGGCAAAAATCAGTAGTATTGAATGGAAGACCACTTTTAGCTGTTGGAACTAAAATTTATACTATTCACAGAAAGGTTGCAGGTCAACCAAGAGCAGTAGTTCAACAATACACAGCTACCGATACGATTACTTCGATAGATGTTCAGAATAATAATCTGATAGTGTCTATTTCTGATGGCGTGAATTTAAGACACGCTACTAACAGAGCTACGGGGGCAATAGACACTCCGCAAGTTCAAGGAAGTTTTAATAATGTAATTGTTAGTTATGAAAGTTATCCAGAGGGGATAGGTATTTCTACTAAAACAAATGGAGCTGGTTGGGTAGCGCAAACACCAGTTATCGACACAATAAACAAAAAAGTTTATTTTGACGGCGGCTTAGCGGATTGTCAATTTATGCAAGCTAGAATTACAATGACTTCAAGCGGTTCAAGTACACCGATAATAACTAATATCTCAATTATATGATCAGAATATGTGAATGGCGACTAAAACCTAAGCCCATAAACTCATCAGAATATAAACTGATGACAAAAGAAGAGCTCCAAAAAAATGGCTTGGCTTATATTGAAAAACTCCGAAACGAAGGGGAAATTATTGAAAGCATAGAAGAATTGGAAGATAAACTAATTATAAAACTAAAAGATGTTTAAAAATCAACCAGTAGCAATGGGAGTAGGCGGAACTCAACAAACTCAACAACAAACTCCTCAATATCAAAATCCTTTCCAAGTAAATCAGTTCGGCAATTTTAAGCAATTTTCTGCGGGTGCGGGTTCACAGATTTTCAAAATAAACAAGGAAGGAGTTTTTGCAGGAGCAACTAATTATACAGGCGCACCTTTCAGATTAAGTTATGCAGGGGCGTTAACAGCAACGAGTGCTGCAATTACAGGAACTATTACGGCAACAGGTGGAAGTATTACAGGGAATTTAACAGTTAGTGGATTATTACAAGCAGGGTCATTGTCAGGTATTCACGCAGATTTTGGTATTTATGGTAGTAATGCTGGATTATTTTTCCAAAATGGTGAGACTAATAACGGAGGATTTTATTATTTTGGGTCAAGTGGAGTGCTTATTGATTCAATAGGAAATTTGTATCTTTCAGTAGGTTCAGGAAAAAGTTTAGCATTCAGTGTTGATTCAGTTTTAAAGGCAAGTATAAGTTCAGGTGGAAAAATAACAGCAGTAGATGGTTTTGCCAAAGATTCCTATGATGGTCAAACAGGAACATTTGAAGATGGATTAGGAAATACAATTTATGTAAAAGGAGGAATAATAACAGCATTATAATTTTATAAATAATTTAAACAATATGGCAACTCAAACACAAGAAGAATTAAACCCAGTAGCACCTGTTGTCACTGAATCAGTAGCACCAACACTAAACTTAATGCCTTCGGTAAATCCGAGTGCGGTTTATAGTTCTCAAAATATCCAGCAAACTTACACAAATTCGCCTAAAAGCCTCAAAAATATGAAGATAGGCAGTCTGGAAAAGAAAATCGCTAAAGCAAATTCAATCGCTGAAATGAATCAAGTTGAAATTATGAACGCTCCAAAAGCTATGGGAGTTCTTACGGGCGAAGCATCACATCAATCGCAACTAGATACCGCTAAATTAAACGCTTTAACTGGAATTTACAATACTAAACTAGCCGACCTTAAACGAAAAGAAGACGAAAGACAACAATTCATTCAGACTTACGGAGCAGACCCTAAACAAAGACCAGACGGAATGAGTAAGAGAGAATTTGCCAAAGCAATTCAAGGCGGAAAGTTTCAAGATTTAATCACCGAAGACTTTAAACAGAAACAACTTCAAACACTATCGGCACAGAAATCTTTATCAGGAGGTGGTGGAGGAACATTAGGCGAAAGACTTGGTTCGGTTCAGGCTCAAGCTGAAACAAATATTTTAGCTTCCCGTGGTGAAGATGGTTTTGTAAACCCATATAAATTCATCGAAGAAAGAAACAAATATATTCAAGCGGGAGGAAGTAAGGAAGAATTTGATTCTACATACGAAACAATTATAAATCCAAGAGATTATAAAACGATTGCATTTTCTGGAGGAAGTTCTTCAGTCGACCAGTGGGCAAATTTATTAGCTAGTGGTCAAGCTTCAGTTGCAAATGTTCCGACTAATATTAGAAACGAAGTTATTTCGAGAGTTTCTGAACTAGGCACGGGTGTTAATAAGCAACTTTCAGATACGGCTATTACCGCTATATCTCAAACGGAAGACGCTTTGTATTCTTTACAAAATCTTAAAACAAGTATTCAAGGGAATGAACAATTCTTAGGTCCAGTATCTGGATGGCAAAAAATAAATCCTTGGAGCAAATCAAGAGAAGTCCAAGCTGATGTTGACAGAGTAAGACAGGTTGTTGGTAAAGCTTTGGAGGGTGGAGTTCTTAGAAAAGAAGATGAAGAAAAATATAAAAAGATTCTTGCAACATTACTTGATACACCTGCTACAGCTTATTATAAAATTGAAGCTCTTGAAAATGACTTAAGAACAAAGATAGAAAATTATAAAAGAAATCAAGCGCAAGCTGGTAGGTATGTTCAAGGGGCGACTGGTGTAAATCAAGAAGACTTAAGAACTAAATATAACTACTAAAAAATATGCTACAAGAAGATAAAAGAAGACAACTCGATTCTATCGTTCAGGAAATGATTAAAAACAAAGAGGATGATGGAAACATCCAGTTTGTTGTTGATGACTTTAAGAATAAATATGACCAACCAGAACAACCTATGCAACCAGAAAAAAAAGAATCATCATTTTATGATAAAGCAACTGGCAACATAACTGCTGATTCAACTTATCAAGAAAAAGTAGCTTCTTTGACTAACCCAATAAACATCGGGAGACAATTCATTAAAGGCGCAGCGTCAACTTTTACAGGGCTAACTAATTTAGTTGGAAAAGGGGTTAGTAAACTTACAGGAGATAAAAGTTATGAAAATATGGGAGGGCAAGCTCAAGAAACAATCTCTAAATGGGCTGAACCAAAAAGTATGGTTGATTTGGCAAACCCAGGGAGAGTGGCTGAAATGGTAGGAGAATTTGTAATGCCAGAAGCAGGAGCAATGAAAGCATCAAAGATAGCGGGCGGAGTGATAGATACAGCGACAAAAGTACCTAACTTCTTAACAGCAGGAGCTAAATTAGCGACCAAAATGGGGGCAAGTGGAGTAGCAACTGGTGGAGTTATGGCGGCAGAAACAGGTGACCCATCTCAACTAGATTTCACAAAATTAGGAAGCGGTGCTCAATTGGGTGCTGTGATACCTGGTGCTGGTGCAGTAATAGGAGGGGTTAAAAGAGCTATGACAAGTACTTTAGCTGAAAATATTGGTAAAACAATTGGAATGACAGGAAAAATGAACACTACAACCGCGCTAGAGGCTATACCTAAGGCTAAGAGAGCTTTTCAAACTCTTTATAATGAAGCTAAAGGCACGGTCGTTAAAGACTTAGACGGAATAGAAAAAGCATTTGAGCCTTCAAAGGCTACTTTTGGGGAAACTCTCCAAGCCCTTAAAACTTCTAAGGATAGTATTTATAACAAGTATTCAGAATTAGCCAACCAAGCTGGAGAAATTGGAGCTAACTTTGGAAAGACTGATTTTATAGGAGTTATTGACGGACTTAAAAGTATGGCTAAAAATTCTACTAGTGCTACTAAAAATAAAATCAATGGACTGATTCAAGATATTATTGATAATTACGGAAGTGTTAAAAACGGTAAAGTGTCTTTTGGTAATACAAAATTATCCGATATTCAAGGTTTCATTGAGGATATAAACAAAGATGTAAATCCTCTTTCAGACAAAGCTGGTGCTGAAATATCTGGAAAGGCTTCGCAGTTATTTAGAGAGATTATGGATAAAAAAATATTCAACGCTAAAGGAAAAGGATATCAGGAGTTAAGAAACAGTTATTCAGATTTGAAATCTATTGAGAATGCCTTAATCAATCAATTCAAAAAACAATCACGAGGAATAGGAAGTGGAGTATCTGACTGGGTTGGAGGATTTGGTAATCTTGATACTGTTGTAGGATTGATAACGGGAAACCCTTCTCAAGTGTTGAAAGGAGTTGGAATGAATTTTATGGCAAAGATTATTAAGAACCTAAGAAGTCCAGAAACAAAATTACAAAAGGTGTTCCAAGAACTAGAAAAAGGTGTTCAAGAAGGGAGTGATGTAAAAAACTTTTTGTTTGGAAGTCAAGGAAAACCTCTCACAGAAGCAGAGAAAAAAACAGTTGGTACAATATCTAATAAATTTAAGGAAGGAATACCAGTCGGACTTTCTACTCAAGCTATCTCCGCTAAATCTCAACAATTCAGAGACACTTATAAAAGACTTTCCCAACAATGGGATAAGGCTAAGCCACAAGCAAGAAAACAAATAGAAAAATCTATACAAAAACTAATTGATTCTAACAAATAAATGGACTACCGAAAATATCTAACCGAAGCATTAAAGAACTCTCTCTATCCAACATTGAAAAATATCGTTGAGTATCTTGGCGACCGCATAGACAAAGCTATCAAAGAAATACCCACTGAAATTACAGTCAAGAATCCAACCGATATTCAACCCCTCCTAGAGGCTCAAAACGCCACCACAGAGGCTGTTAAGTCTATCCCAGTAGTAAGTATCCCAGAACTGGATATAAGCGGATTAGAGGGCAAATTAGAGGCTCTTTTAACATCCTTGAATAAAAAGGAAATGACTGTTAATGTCGGCAAGACAGAGGTCAATGTGGATAACAAAGCAGTCATTGACGCAATCAAGAAGATTAAGCTTGAAGTTCCTAAAATGGAACAACAGGAAGTGATTGATTATACTTTAATGCTGGATGAGATGATGAAAATAATGGAAAAACCACATTATTCTTTGGAACTTTTGAGAATTCAAGAAATTTTAAATAGAATATCGGAAAAAAAAATAATTCCAGACGAACTTATTACCAAAGATGGGATTAAAGTAGTTGGACTTAATAGAAGTCTTGGAAGAAGTGTCGCTTATGAAACAGTGTGGCAAAAGAATATCGCAGGGGAAAGAATAAACCCAGCTACCTCCGACAAACAACTCCCAGACAATCACCAAGTATCAGTTTCTAATTTTCCGATTGATCCAGCAATCGAAGCTAAACAACTTTCTCAATTTATGACTCGTATTGCTGTGAAATCAGATGACGCTGAAATTACTTATGTTGGGCAAGCTCCTATCGGTTCGTCTTCTGCTTCTGCTGTCTGGAAAATAACAAGATACGACGAAAGAGTGGACGAAGTGGCGAAGTTTGCTGGCACAGGGATTTATAATCAAGTCTGGTCAAATAGAGAAGCACTAACTTATGAATAATACATTTCAAATAGATGATATAGTTGCAGAAGTTAAGATTGAAAAAATTGTTTTATTAGAAGTGTTTATTCAGGAATTTTTAGAACCAATCAAAATCTTTTTCTCTTTATTTAACGGGTGGTATTTATCAAATGCTCCACCTAGTCGAATGGGGATTTAATAAATTAATAAATTAAACTAATTGTATGGCAAAATTATTACACGATGATGTGATAGACGCAGCTTTAGATAAAATAGCGACTTGCACACATTTAACTTTCTGCTCAACTCAACCAGCTAACTATGCAGGAATTTCCGCAGTAGCCTTAGCAGCTGCAACTTTAACGGCAGGTGATGGCAACGGTGACTATGTTGTTGCTGACGACACTTCGGGAAGAAAAGTGACTGTCGGAGCTCAAACAGGAATGACCCCATCAGCTGACGGAACAGTGACTTACGCTGTTTTAGATGATGGAACAACTCTTCTAGCAGCAACGACTGTGACATCACAAGCAGTGACAACTTCACAAACTTGGAACAGTCCAGCCTTTAAAATCGGAATTGCAGACCCTAGTTAATTGTTAGAGAGCCTTCGGGCTCTTTATAGAATTAATTATTTTAAAAATAATATGCCAAAATTTGAATTTGCAGTCGCTGTCCGAGATGAGGAGGATTTGGAAAGCGGACACAAAAGAAAAAAGAAAGGCGATATAATCGCTTATGCACCTTATCCGCATAAGTGGGGGAGAATGGAATATCCAAATCACTTAATTGTGATTGTGGATAATTTAACCGAAGAGGAGGCACAAGAATTATGTGAGCCTTATTTTAAAAGTGGAAGAAAAATGAAAGAAAGAAAATATTTTAATAAAAAAGTAAAAGATAGACAAGGTGTTGAATCATTCGTTTTAGAATTG